AACATCATTTACCTCAATAAGCACATAAGCTTCATTATATTTTTCAGCTACTACTTTAATGGTAGTTGGGAAAGAAAATGGGCTGATCGTATTATTTTGAAAACTTGCAACAACTTTATATGGTGATTGGCTTCCTTCGATAACAATAAAGGCAGAATAGTCTTGACCCTGTCCACGAGAAACGTCTGCCATGATAAAATAAATACCGTTTGGATCTGGTTGTTCGAAGATCCTTAAACCTTCTGCAGTTTGTTCAATGGGATCATTGGGGGCTAAAATGTTTAGTTTAGATGACGAAACAAGTGTATTAGAAGATCCAATAAACGAACATTCAAATTCTTGATTGAACTGTTCTGCACTGGTATTTGCAATGGTTTCTGTTTTCCATGCATCATCTCTATTAGGACCACCCGGATATAAAGGAACTTGTCTCCAGCTAATTTCTACTGGAACAAATTTATTTTTGAGTGGATGTCCTTCTGGACGAGATGCATTAATCCAAGTATTATGAAAATGGTTTAATCCATGTGGAGTTGAAACAATTATAATTTTTGATGTAGTACCTGCCGAAATAGTCGGATACGTAGATGCATAAAACTCTTCTGCAATATTTTGTGGAAGATACGCAAACTCATCTAACAATAGAAAATTATAAGAACCACCACGGATAGCTGAAGCTGAAGTAGCCGCACACATAACCGACGAACCATTTTCAAGGCTTAGTGAAGTTTTATTCCACTCAAGCACTCCTTGTTGCAGATACTGTGGTAAATTTTCATAAGCTAACTGAAGTCTATTAAATAATTCAGTTGCAGTTTTTTGTTTATTTGCAAGAATAGCAACTTTCACATCTGGATGAAAGTTTACATAATGGTTAATATATCCAAGTACACAACTAGACTTACCACTCTGGCGAGGAAACTTTGATACCACAAATCGATTATCGTGAATAGACTGAATAAAGTTTTTTTGATAATCATATAATATAAAGGGACTTAAACCTTTATCTAATGTAACAATCTTAATATGATTTTCAATAAAGTGAATTGGGTCGCGAGCACATTTGACATATTCGTCAAATTGTTCTTTGGTGTAATTGACATTTATACCAGGTGCTTTAAGATTCGGGTTTGACCGATATCCTGTTCTGGGTTGACTCATTTATTTCTGCCTCCACATAATCTTTTTCTTTTTTTAATAAGGCTTGTAAATCTTTAGTTGTACCAACAAATATTGAATTATTTGTATTATTTTTTACAGTAACTTTATTTGTTTCTGCAAATTTTGTAGATACGTCCATTAGATTTACGTTGATATCGGCTATTGTTTTAATCATCGTAGCAAGAACTTCATAAGCTCTTGGGTTATCAGATTCAATAGCAACTTTCATTATTCCTTCTAAACTAACTGCCCCACTAGAAATAAGATTTCTTAGATTCTGTCTGGCAAAATCGTAATCTTCACTTGCTGGTCCAGTAGCACCAGGTTTTACAATTTCTTGTTTGCTAGTTTCGTTTGTGGAGTCTATATGAAAAAACTGTTCTAAATTTTTATTTACATCTTTCATTTTTATTCTAACATAGCTTGCACATCAAGATTATAATCTTCAAGAAGATCAATAGGCTGATTACCATTAGCTGGACCAAACATATAACCTTTAGCAATTAATCCAATACTAGACATATTTAGACGTCGACTGCCGAAGTCTCCGTCGTATCGTTCATTTAAATTGATACCATTCATGATGACTAATGGAACTGTTGTATCATCTCTATTTGCACCATAGTTAATTTTTAAATTAAATTCTGGATTAAAATATGGAATAATTTGTTCTGATATTTGTAAAGTATCTGTAATATGTCTTGTATACATAAACAAATTGAATGTTATATTAATAGGTACTTCAACAAACATTTGTTTGCCTTGATTTCCAACAACATCAAAAACATCAGTATTTACTTTGTTACGTCTACGACTCGGATCAATGGCAATCTGATTAACTGCAAAACTCATCTGTGGTAAACGTATTCCCAATTTGGTATCATCGGTGATCGATGATTCTTCCAATAACCGACGAATGAACTTTTCTTTGGGTGCATAAGTTAAAGGAACACGAATATTTTTGTCAACTCCACTTTCTGGGTGAGCAACATAGATATTATTGAATAGAGTACCGAAAGCAATAACGACTTTTCGAAGATATGCGCCGTAATAATATTGAAACATTAATAATTACCTTCTGAGAACGGATTTGCATTATCAAAGGGAACAACATTATTTGCAAATCTTTCTTGTTCAAAATCCTCATTATTTCCTTTAAGAGTCTTGTTGGTTCCGTAGGACATGTATCTATTAGTATCAACAATAATGGAGCTAATAGACGCTGTGAGCCCTTGGTAGACTCCAGCCGTATCTCCGAGGGCTCTAAACGTGGAAGCGGTACTGAAGCTTCCGCTGATAATATTAATAAGCACTGGACTATAAGTTTCACCACCCCAAGATTCAATTTGACCAAATCCACCAGAACTACCAGAAATGCCACTTTGACTTACGTATTGTCCTGGATAGAAAGAAGTAGCACCTATAAGATTGTACACATATAGGTTATAGAAGGTTCTAAAGGCATTGTCATAAATTTCATTGATAGCAGTATTTCCTGTGGTAATTTTTTCCATACTGTAACTAAACATTTCGCATGTCAATTCATAACTGTGAAGTTTTCCTAATGCGTAGAAGGGGTTTTCATGTTCTACAAAGTTGATTTCAAATATACTTTTAGATAAAGGAAAATAGATTAAGTCACCTTCACGTGGACGAATTATTGTGGGTTCTGCTGCACTAACTATGTCCTTAAATCTTTTCTTTGCAATAACTAGAGTAAGCTGATCTTTGACTTCAATACCAAACTGGTTAATAATATCAGTTCCTTTGAAACCAGTATTTGTTTTGATATAGGCTTCAATGGTATAAGATGTAGAAAACGAAGTACCCATATCTTCACCAAAGATTTTATCAATATTTGCATATTGACGTGGAACATACACCACATCTCTTCCGGTACCTTGAATAATTTCGATGGTGATAGATTCCATCAAATCTTGTTGTCCAGTATCGTCTTGAATATATGGATTAGTAGTCATGGTTTAGCCTATCAACATATCGGGCGGTGGCTCGTACATCTTGGTTATCGTATCTTCAATCTCTTGTATTTCTCGTAGAGCATCAGCCATAAGAGCAGGTGCATTCATTTGTGCACCACCGGGTAATGGAACACCAGAAAACTTCATAAGATTCTGTGCCCATTGTTTTTTCAGCACAGCTGTATAGTATCGTTTAAAAATACGGTCCTTCCATATTTTAGGATATAAATCTACGTCAATCGCAACATATGCTTCAAGCATTATATAACTTCCTACTTTTAGTCTATCTTGTCCTGTATCTAAAAATAGTCTTGATGTGGCTTTTGAGAATGTATAAGCAACTGGATATGCAAAGTCCATTTCAATAGTTGAAATATAACTTCTTGCCATCTCATAATTTGATAAAGCACCATACGATGCTTGACCCTGATTAAAGAAAATCCCAAAGAAGTCCTGCATAGATAACTGATATCTAAGATCAAAGATATAATCACCAACAGTAGAAGTAATAGGATAGACTTTACTAATGGTTAAAATATGATCTGCACTAGGCCAGCCACCACTGGATCCAAGTGCAGGACCCATACCATCGGTGTCAATGTACTGACGAGTTAAATCGGTTCCAGTAATTTTATGAGCAAAAAGAGCTCTATGAACAAAGTCAAAATGCTTTTCCATTAGATAGCTTAAACAGTCATCTAAACGATCATCAGCTTGAGTAGAGCCAATATTGACCGTGACAACTGGTTCGCCAAGGGCTCGTTTACAAAAACCAATAAATTCTTCTTTGTTTGTTGGATCCATTACAAAAATTATTTAGGCTCTTGAGAACTTTTAATTTTAGACATTTTCTCAAAAATTTCATATTCTACATTAGATGGGTCTGGATTGGATACAATAATTTTATCAAGTTCCATTATATCATAAAGCTCAATTTGATATTTTCTATTGTTTTCTTCAATTTCTTTTGGGTTTGCTGGCTCATAATTAGAGAATCCTGGCATCTTTAGTGGGCACGAAAGATATGGATAATCCAATTTAGAATAAGATTGACCATTAACTAATAATTGAGTATACGTATTATCACCACACCCACACCCACCACAATAATGTCCACCATGGTGTTCACTTTTAAGTAAATTTGGGCATGGTAAAATTGACTCATTACCAAAACAGGAAAGAACTCGTAATTGTTTTTCCCAAACAAAAGCTTTTTTGTTTGTAAACCCACGTGAAGCCAAAGACATAGCCAAAGCAATGCATTTATTTAAAAAATTCATTAGACACTTACAAAAGTTATTTCAAAAGAAAAAGGACACGCTAAAGTTTTAAATAGTGTTTGATACGAAGGGTTCAAATCTGATGTAACTGTGTATCTACCACCAGCACTTACTGAAATACTAACAGTTGTTACACCAAATAAACTTTTTAAGATATATGCCATACCTTCTTGTGTTCCACGTATTCTCGTATATACATCATATGTCATATAAAATCTTCTAAAATTACTAATAAGTTCTGGGTAAGTAGCAAAATTTAAATTACCAGAAAATACCAAATCTGCATATGCTTGTAAAAATGCATCTGGTACATAATGAATATCTCTTAAATCTTCGAGATAAAATCCCATCCCATAGCCTTCATAATCAAAAAGCCATCTATAGTAATAAGTAAAAAAATCAATTACTGGTGCTGAAGTTGGGTTATCAACATATTCTTTTTGTACCCATGATGGAAATTGATTCTTGATTTGAATCTTATCACCATCCCATTCTTTTTCTGCAATACCCTGGTCACGTAGTAATTTAAAAGTAGTATTGACAATTCTCTCAATACCAGTTTGAATTGAATCTTTTGTAAAAGTATAAAATAATGTCATATTATAGTCCGTATGATAGCATGATACCAGCAATTTTTCTAACGGCAAGATAATCTAAAAGTAATTCACTTTGTAAGTCCACTGACAAATTGGGAACATAAAATTTAATCTGCCCCACACTTGGGCTGCTAATAACAATATCGGTATAAGCTATTGTTAAACCTTTACCAATTAAAAATGAATATATTGCATCTTTATAATCATATTCTGTTACAATTCTATCTCTTGTATTTACAGCATATTGAGTATATGTTCTAATATAATCTTTTGTTGTTCCATCTCTCCCACCGGTTGGGACAGTATGACTAACTACGGTAACATTACTGTAATTTTTTGCATTTAAAATGACTGCAGAATCAGTTACAGTTCCTGAAGACTCTAGGGCACGACAAACTATTGTACCTGTTATAACTTCTGCTCCAGAAATATTATTAGTAACATAATAAACACCAGGGCCGTTTAAAACAGTAAATATTTTAGTTCCAGAATTATTTGAAAATTTATCTACTCTACTCCATGGAAGTTCAGTAACATAATCAAAAGAACTAAAAGAAACAGTAG